GCATGGGACTATCTAAGGTCACGACTACGTAGTACTGCAACTGATCTTCCTATTTACATGAGAGCTTCTACGAACCCCGGTGGTCGTGGACATGCTTGGGTAAAGAAGATGTTCATTGACCCTGCTCCATATGGTGAAGCCTTTGATGCTACTGATTCAGAGACTGGTAACCCAATGGTATATCCAGCAGGACACTCCAAGGAAGGTTTAGCATTGTTTCGTAGGAAGTTTATTCCTGCTAAGCTATCTGATAACCCTTACCTAACGGAGACTGGTGATTATGAAGCTAACTTGCTTTCCTTGCCTGAACAACAGCGTAGGCAGCTACTTGAAGGAGACTGGGACATTGCAGAAGGTGCGGCTTTCCCTGAATTTAACCGTAGTATACATGTGGTGGAACCTTTTGAAATACCCAGTAACTGGACTAAGTTCAGGGCTGGAGACTATGGCTATAGTTCTTACTCCGCAATTGTATGGTGCGCTGTAGCTCCTAATGATCAGTTAATTGTTTACCGAGAGATGTATGTCTCTAAGGTATTAGCAGAAGATTTAGCAGACATGATCCTTGAAGCAGAGAAGGGTGATGGACAGATCAAGTATGGAGTATTAGACTCCTCTTGTTGGCACAAACGTGGTGACACTGGCCCTAGTATAGCAGAACGAATGGTTGTTAGAGGATGTAGATGGCGACCTTCTGATAGATCAAAGGGTACACGCATATCAGGTAAGAACGAATTACATAGAAGGCTACAGGTGGATGACTTCACTGGAGAGCCTCGCATGATTATATTCAATAACTGTAATCACCTTATCTCTCAGTTACCTACCATACCATTAGATAAAAAGAATGCAGAAGACATAGACACTAACTATGCACATGATCACCTGTATGATGCACTCAGATATGGTACGATGTCTCGTCCTAGATTTGGTGTATTTGATTATGATCCTGCAACAGCACGACCTAATGCACAGTATTTAGCTGACCCAGTAATGGGTTATTAACTTAACATTTTGTGAGTAACAAATGGCAGAAGAACAAACACCAGAACTAAGCAGTGAAACAGCAGCACTTGAAGATGTATCTCAAGCATCAGACGAGAAGGTATATGTAAGCCGCTTAGTCGATATAGTACAAGAACGCTTTTCAAAGGCAGAGACTGCACGTAGGCAATACGAAGAACAGTGGTTACGTAACTACAAGAACTATCGTGGTGTGTACAGTGATGCAGTTAAGTTCACCGAAGCTGAGAAGTCTCGTGTATTCATTAAGGTTACAAAGACAAAGGTATTAGCTGCCTATGGTCAGATCACAGATGTACTGTTCAGTGCAGGTGGTCGTTTCCCTCTATCTGTAGATCCTACAGTACTTCCTGAGGGTATCTCTGGTGATGTACACTATGATCCAGCAGATGCAATGAAAGAGGAGGGTGGTGAAGAAGCATCTCCTTATGGCTTTGCTGGTGATGGTAAAGATTTACCTGCTGGTGCTACTGAGTACTCACTTAAGCTAGGGCCAATGGAGGCTAAGCTTGAGGGCAAGGATCTTAAAGAAGGCATGGGTGGGTCACCTACCTCTGTTAACTATAATCCTGCTATGCTTGCAGCTAAGCGTATGGAGAAGAAGATCCATGATCAGCTAGATGAGTCAGAAGCAACTAAACAACTACGATCTGCAGCATTCGAGATGCCACTTTTTGGTACTGGTATCATGAAAGGCCCAATGGCTGTGGACAAAGAGTACCCTGATTGGGATGCAGAGGGTAATTATACTCCTGTGACCAAGACTGTACCTAAGGTGTCCTACGTATCCGTGTGGGACTTCTACCCTGATCCTGATGCTGCTTGTATTAGTGATTGCCAATATTCAGTACAACGTCATAAGCTCAACCGAAGTCAGGTACGTGATCTTAAACGTAGACCTTTCTTCCGTAAGGATGTTATTGAAGCTGTTGTTTCTCAAGGTGAAAGTTATACTAAGAAGTACTGGGAAGATGATCTTAAAGACTACCAGCTAGACTCAGGCGTGGATCGCTTTGAAGTACTAGAGTACTGGGGTGTGATGGATATGAATACCATCAAAGAGTATGACATTGAGATACCTAAGGAACTAGAGACTGCTGATGAACTTCAAGTAAACATCTGGATCTGTAATGATCGTGTGATACGCTCTGTTCTTAACCCATTCAAACCAGTACGTTTACCTTACTACGCTGTACCATATGAGCATAACCCATACTCACTATTCGGCATTGCCTTAGCTGAGAACATGGATGATACACAGACTCTTATGAATGGTTTCATGCGTATGGCTGTAGATAACGCTGTACTCTCTGGTAACCTAATCTTTGAGGTAGATGAAACTAACCTAGTTCCCGGACAGGACATGCAGTTGTACCCGGGTAAAGTATTCCGTAGGCAAGGTGGTGCACCGGGACAAGCATTGTTCGGCACTAAGTATCCTAACGTATCAGGTGAGAACCTGCAGTTGTTTGATAAGGCACGACAGTTGGCAGACGAGTCTACAGGCCTACCTTCCTTCTCTCATGGACAGACAGGTGTATCAGGTGTAGGGCGTACTAGTTCTGGTATCAGTATGTTGATGAATGCTGCTGCTGGTGGCATCAAGACTGTTATCAAAAACATTGATGATTACTTGTTAGGGCCAATGGGCAAGAGCTTCTTCCACTTCAATATGCAGTTTGACTATGATAAGACTATCCGTGGTGACCTAGAAGTTAAAGCTCGTGGTACTGAGTCTCTCATGGCTAATGAAGTACGTAGCCAACGCCTACTACAGTTCTTACAAGTAGGTGCAAACCCTGCCTTGGCACCTTGGATGAAGTCTCAGTATATTATTCGGGAGATTGCTAAGTCTATGGAGTTAGATCCAGATAAGGTTACTAACAACATTGAAGAAGCGCAAGAGCAAGCTATGATTATGCAGAAGCAACAGGCTGAAGCACAAGCACAAGCTGGCCCTGCTGAAGGTGCGCCTCAACCATCTGATCCTACGGGAGCAGGCAACGGAAACATTGGAATGGGTCAAGTACCTACTCCGGGTGAACAAGGATTTAGTGGCAATGAACCTGCTCCTGCTGAAGCACCTATGTAATGATAAGCCCACTTGGGAAACCTTTACAGAGTATATGGATTATCTAATTGAACAACAGCATCGCAAGATGGAACAGACTACCGATACAAAGGAGTTGTTTCAGTCTCAGGGTGCAATTCAATCATTACGATCATTAAAGTATTTACGAGAGAGAGTTAACAATGGAAATTAAGTATCGCAGTGGTTACGCAGAAGGCGGTTTCTTAGATGACGGTGCCAATATAGATCCTGTATCTGGCAATGAAGTACCAACGGGTTCCCTTGCAGAAGAGGTGCGAGATGATATTCCTGCACAGCTTAGTGAAGGTGAGTTTGTAGTACCTGCTGACGTTGTACGTTTCATTGGATTAGACAAACTCATGAAGATGCGAGAGTCAGCTAAGGCTGGTCTTGCTAACATGGAGGCTGAAGGACAGATGGGTGGTTCACCTGCAGAAGCTCCTATGGAAGAGATGCCTATGATGGAATCTGACATTGATATTGATTCAATGATTGATGGTATGGAAGATGAAGGGGCTATGCCTGCCTTCGCTGAAGGTGGCTTTGTGCAGCGTGAAGATGGTAGTTGGTCATACAACGAGGCATCGGAGGAAGAAGAGGGTTCAAGCTATTCAGACTTAATGGGTAATAACTTCGGTAGTGTTCCTACTACTGATACCATGACCTATGTTAATGCTGATGGACATAAGATTTATATTCCTGTTATTGATGGTAAGCCAGCTTACACACCACCTGAAGGTTATACACTTGTTGAGACAGAGGCAGTTGTAGATGATGGTATTGATGATAGTGCCTCAGAAGACTTAGGTGCAGTTTATAATCAAGCTTCTAATGATTCTCCACGACAGTCTGATCAACAGAAGGCAGACCGAGCTAGAGATATAGTTACCTCTAATGGCCTACAGCGAGATCATATTAGTAAAATAACAGATATGGCTGGCTATGATATGACTCAGGAACAGTCTAATGCTATGTTTGCAGCCCTAACCCCCCAAGCTAGGGAGATATACAATAGTAGATTTAAGGATGAAGCGGAAAGAGGCTTCTTAGATGGCTTTATGGCTAAGGGTAAGTCTCCTGCGGATCTAATGATCGTAGCACAGAAAACTGCTAACAGCTTAAATAACCAGCGAGGCATCATTGATTATGATCCTAATGCTACCCATACACCAGATCCGGGCGCATTAGCAAAAGGATTAGGTTTCTTAGCAAAGAGTGTTTTCCTTGGCCCACTTGGTCTTATAGGGGAAGGCGTAGCTGCGCTGTCTGGTGATGAGAAAAGTGAAGCAAAGAGTTTACTGACCTCTCTTAAAGGTGTTATCACTACCGCTGGAGAACCTTCTCCGTTTGGTAACTCAGATGAAAAAGGAAACCAACCAACGGGGCCAGCAGATAAGGTATACAACCAAGCATACTGGGCAAAGAAGCTTCAAGATGGTGTAAGTCAGGAGGATATGTTTAAAGAGCAGCAAGCCCTAGCATCATCTACAGGTAAAAATCCGTATGGTCATGCAATAACCTCAGTGGATCCTAACTCTGCCTCTGAACAGATCGCTGCGAAGCTTCGTGCGGAGAAAGAGAAAGAGAACACAATAAGAGAGATGGACCAGCAGAGGAAGTACCAAGAGTCTATAGATAAGAGGGACTCCGAAAGGGATGCTGAAAGGTTAGCCCGTTCTAAAGCATTTGCAGCGTCTAAGGCAGCAGCAGACGCAGAAGCGGCATCAAAAGCAGCCGCAGCAGCAGCCGCAGCAGCCGCAGCAAGCCAGAAGAGGCGACAGGATAGTCAGACTAATACGGGTGGTGGTAGTGATAACTCCTCTAGCCAGCCCAAGGCCTACAAGCAATACAGCCAGAAAGCAGCAAAAGCTAAAAAGGCAGCAGAGTCAGGCACTGGGTATGCAGGTGGTCAGTATGGATTAGCTAAAGGTGGTCTTGTAGGTAAGGAACCAATAAAGAAGATGCGTTCTGATAACACAACAGGCCTAGCAGCTAAGAAGAAATCAAAGGAAAGAGCAAAAGCTAAAAAGGGAGCTTTGGCAGCAAAAAGAACTTAATACCCTTTATTGGCTACCTAAGATCGGGAGGTGTACAATTTCGTACCCTTCCCCACTGTTAGCCCCAACAAGAGAGTAAAATACTATGAGTGCAGCACCAGATATGTTTGTAGGAAAGAAGCAAGAAGTAAAAGGTTTCATGCGAGTTAACACTAAAGAAGCACGTATGGAGCAGGATGAACTTGAGTTAGCAGAAATGAAAGCTCAGCAGGGCATGACTCCAGAAGAGAAGAAGGATGATGCAACGCCAGAGACTGCGGAAGAGCGATCTTTCAAGAAGCGGTACGGTGACTTACGCAGACATCAACAAGAACAGAAGAGCGACTTTGAGGAGCAGATTAAAGCTTTAAAAGGTGAGCTTAAGTCTACGGCAACGGGTGAGATGGAACTACCTAGTACTGAAGAAGAGATTGCAGAGTGGGCAGGGCGATACCCTCAAGTAGCTAACATAATGCAAACAATGGCATTGAAGGCAGCTAAGGATCAGAACGCTAACCTAAGTGATCGTATGCAAGAGATTGATGATCTTCAGTTGAGTGCTAACAAAGGTAAAGCAGAAGCTAAGTTGTTACAACTACACCCTGACTTTGAAGAGATCCGTGAAGAGGATGCCTTCCATGATTGGGTAGATGCACAACCTAAGTGGATACAGGATTCTTTGTACCATAATGAAGCTGACGCAACTAGTGCTGCTAGAGCAATAGACTTGTACAAGTTAGACGCTGGCATTAGTAAAAAGAACAAAGCGAAGAAAGGTAATAGTCGCAGTGCTGCACAGGAAGTAAGTTCCCGTGGTGGTTCTGCTCCTACAGAAGGCTCTGGTGAACAGCAATATGTTGAGTCTGATGTAGCAAATATGACCATTGGCGAGTATGAAGAGCACCAAGATGCCATTGCCAAGGCAATGCGTAGTGGTAACTTTGTATACGATGTGTCGGGTAAAGCACGTTAATATTAAATTAATGTGAAATAAAGCTTGACATTTATATAAAAATCAGTATAACTGTATTTTAAACCTCTAGTGTAATTAGACTGATCCTCTGGTTACACTAGTACGTTACGGAAGAGTAGGCTCCACTCGGCTACCCTACACAGAGTAACACAATATGTTTTGCAAATTCGTGTATAACATATAAGCAATTACAATAGTAAATAGACAGACCTGATACACTACAGCCCATATCTTACATTAAGTCGATCAACTTATAAAGACTGCACCTGTAGAATAACAGCCTCTATGATATTGTTATAGCTCCATTACAATTTATATAGGAGTATATATCATGGCTTTTGCAAAAGCGAGTGGTTATACCAACTTAAACACAGGTAATTTTTCACCTGTAATTTATAGCAAACAAGTACAGATGGAATTTCGTAAGTCAGCAGTCTGCGAAGCGATCACTAACAGTGATTACTTTGGTGAGATTGCCAATGCTGGTGATTCTGTACGTATTATTAAAGAGCCTGAAATTAGTGTTCTAGCATACACCCGTGGTACTGCTATCGCTACTCAGGATTTAACTGACGTTGATTTTACTTTAACTGTAGACAAGTCTAACTACTTTGCATTTAAACTAGATGACATTGAAGAGCAACAGACCCACATCAACTGGCTAAGTATGGCTAGTAATCGTGCGGCCTATCGTTTGGCTGACCAGTATGACCAAGAAATCTTGGGTTACTTGTCTGGTTACAAGCAAGCTGCTCTACATGCTAACGCTGCTGCAGTTAACAACGTAATCTCTGGTACTAAGGCTACGGCTGCTGCTGGAACAGATGAACTACTTACAGCTAACAAGCTAATCAAGTCTTCATTTGGTAACATCACTACTAGTTCTGCTGGCGATCACTCTATCCCACTAGCTGCTCGTTTAGCTGGCGCAACTTCTGTTGCTACTGCTACTGCAACTCCGTTGCAAATGGTAGCTCGTATGGCTCGTTTGATGGATCAGAACAATGTTGATAAGCAAGGTCGTTGGTTGGTTGTGGATTCTGTATTCCAAGAAATCCTAGCTGACGAAGATTCTCGTCTATTGAACATGGACTGGGGACAGTCAGGTGGACTACGTAATGGTTTGATGTTGGACAACTTGCATGGTTTCCGTGTATATGTTTCTAACAACTTGCCTAAAGTAGGTACAGGTTCAGCTACTGCTGGTACTGCTAACCAAAACACCAACTACGGTGTTATTGTTGCAGGTCATGACTCTAGTGTTGCTACTGCTCAGCAGATCAACAAGACTGAGACTTACCGTGATCCAGATAGCTTTGCTGATATTGTACGTGGTATGCACCTTTACGGTCGCAAGATCCTACGTCCTGAAGCAATAGTTACTGCTAAATATAACGTAGCCTAAGCGTTGTCACTGAGGGGGTGGGCAATCTGCCCCCTTTCTTTTATTATGTAAAGAGTAGAAATAATGGCAACATATGTCGCACTTGCAAACGAGGTCTTACGCAGACTCAATGAAGTTCAGATTGATGCTGCTGGTGATGGCTTTGATACTCTACGAAACGTACAAGCTCTTGCTAAAGATGCTATCAACAGTAGTATTAGACGTATACTACAAGATGGTCAAGAGTGGCCTTTTATTAAAACAACAACAGTTCAAACGCTAACAGCAGGCGTTACTACTTATTCTTTCCCCTCAGACTACTCAAGCTCTGACTGGGATACCTTTTATATCAAACAACTAGCAGCTAAAGGTAATACACCTACAGTGCTACAACCTATACCTTATGAATCATATATTCAGATGCATAGATCCACAGACGATGTTGCACCAGCCACGGGATTGAGTGCTCCAACATCAGTATTCCAAACATATAATTCTACCTTCGGTGTTACACCAGTTCCTGATGCAGCGTATGAAGTAGAATATACCTATTGGAGTTCACCCTCCAGCCTTGAATTATACAACGATGTAAGTGTTATACCTGAGAGATTCTCTCACGTAGTCATTGATGGTGCTATGATGTATATGATGCAGTTCCGTTCAAACGCACAGAGTGCTCAAATGCACCAAGCTTCTTTTGAAGATGGTATTAAAGCAATGCGTAATGTACTAATGGATGATACTTTCCGTATGCGATCAACTTACATTGTTAGGGCAAAACAACTTACATCTGCAGGGATAGCATAATATCATGGCTGATGAATTATCAGTACAGAAAGTAATGTGCAGAGGCGGCTTAGACACTAGCCGTGATGTACTGGCACAAGGAGAAACTTCTCCGGGCAGTGCTATTCAACTTGTTAACTATGAACCTGCTGTAACAGGTGGATACAGACGTATAAGTGGCTTTGCTAATTCCTACGGGACTCTTCCGGGCACTGGCGCTACACTAGGTGTTCACGTAGCAAATGGTATCAATGATGGTATCCTTGGTTGCAGGAAGCCTAGTTCTGGTAATAACTATTTACACCGATGGAACAACTCAACATCCGCATGGGTAGCTGTTACCTGTGGTGGTTCACCTACTATGACAGGTGTAGGTAAAGTTCGTATTGCTAGCTTTAACTTTACAGCTAAGAAAGTTGTTCTTACAGATGGTATTAATCCTGCTGCTACTTATGATGGTTCTACGTACACGCAAATAACACATTCAGCAGCACCTACAGATCCTAAGTACGCTGTAGACTTTGCTAATCATATGTTCCTTGCAGGTGATCCTGCCCATCCTTCTAAGTTATTCTTTAGTGCGCCTTTAGCTGAGACTGATTTTGCTACAGGAAATGGTGCTGGAGTAATACAAGTAGGATTTGACATTGTAGCTATTAAACCTTTCCGAGATGCGCTATACATATTTGGAACAGACACTATCAAAGCATTGAAGGGAACTGCCGCAGCAAACTTTGTATTGTCAGGTGTTACTCACAATTTAGGTTGTCTTGCTACGGATAGCATTATTGAAATTGGTGGTGATTTATTATTCCTTAGTCAGGATGGTATGCGTCCTATATCTGGTACAAGTAAGATTGGTGACGTAGAATTAGAAACTGTGTCTAAGGGTATACAATCTTTATTTACTGACATTGTATTTGATATAGATTTAAATGGGTTGTCTGCCGTTGTTATTCGCCAGAAGTCTCAGTTTAGAGTGTTCTTTTCTGCATCAGAGTCTCAAGGTATCATTGGAGGTCTTCGTAAATCGGAGACAGGCATGGCCTTTGAGTTTGGTCAGCTACTAGGAATAGAAGCTACTTGTGCTGCTAGTGGTTATTTAGGACAGTATGAATTTGTTATACATGGCACCTCAGATGGTAAAGTACACAGACAAGAAATAGGTAATAGCTTTGCTGGTGCTGATATATTTAGTATGTATCAGACCCCATACATATACATGGAAAACCCAGAGCAACGTAAAATCTTTCATAAGATAAATACATACCTACGTTCTGAGGGAGACAATGAACTTATCCTGTCTGTAGTGTATGACTATGAAGATATTAATGTAATGAACCCCACTAACTATGTGATGACTACTGTAGGTGCTGCAGCATATTTTAATGAAGCTACCTACGACAGTACTGCTATATACAGCGGTAATCCTTCCCCCATACAGACTACTAATATCTCAGGATCGGGTAAGTCTGTATCATTTAAATACGTAACTAATAGCACTGATGCTAGTCACAGCATACAGGGTATTGTGTTAACTTACGGCACTGGAGATTTGAGATAAATGGCTGGCTATACTAGACAATCAACTGCAGATATAGTATCTAACGCAGTAATAAAAGCGGCACCAGTGAATGCAGAATACAATGCAATCCGTGATGCCTTCGCCTTTGCAACTGGTCACAAGCATGATGGGTCTAGCACTGAAGGTGCTTACATACCTCTTATTGCCGATACAGATGCACTAAATAAAGTAGTCATTGATACTACTAACAATCGTATTGGTTTCTTTGTACAAGTAGGCAATGGCACTGTAGAACAACTACGCATTCAAGATGGGGCATTTGTTCCTGTAAGTGATAGTGACATTGACCTTGGTGCTTCTGGTGCTGAGTTCAAAGACTTATACATTGATGGTGTCGGTTACATTGACACTGTTACTGTGCATGAGAATGCTACCATTGCTGGCACCTTAGGTGTCACAGGCTTATCAACACTGGCTAGTGTAGATATTAATGGTGGTAACATTGACGCTACTGTCATTGGTGCTGCTACTCCTGCTGCCGCTACAGTCACTACTCTAGTTGCAACTACCGCAGATATTAATGCAGGTACTGTGGATGCTACTATAGGTGGCACTACTCCTGCTGCTGGTACGTTTACTACACTCGTTGCTTCCACTGCAGATATTAATGGTGGTAGCATTGATGCTGCTGTTATTGGTGCGGCTACTCCTGCTGCAGCTACAGTTACCTCTTTAGTAGCAACCACTGCCGATATTAACGCTGGTACTGTGGATGCTACTATCGGTGGTACTACTCCTGCTGTTGGTACATTTACTTCTGTTATTGCCGCAACTGCTGATATTAATGCAGGTACAATTGACAACACTGTTATAGGTGGGGCTACACCAGCCGCAGCTACAGTTAGTTCTCTTGTGGCTACTACTGCAGATATTAATGGTGGTACTATTGATGGTTCTGTTATTGCAGGTGGAACATTAAACAATGCCGCAATTGGTAACTCTACTCCTAGTACAGTAGTAGGAACTACAGTAACAGCTACTAACTTTGTTGGCCCTATTGCTGGCGCAGTAACAGGTAATGTAACAGGTAACACAGCAGGTGTACATACTGGTGCAGTTACAGGTAACGTAACAGGTAACATAGCAAGTACAGGTTCTAGTTCATTCACGGACTTAACTATCAACGGCTCACTAAACATGAACGCTGGTACTTCTGGAACTATTACGGGTTTATCTAATCCTGTACAAGGTACGGATGCTGCTACCAAGACCTATGTAGATGCTAAGGTTGCCGCAGTTGTAGACTCAGCACCAGCAGCACTAGATACTCT